CTGGAACATATGTTGTCAACTTCAGCCAAACTGTAAGTTCAACTACTCTCACGCAAATTGTTAAATCTGGAACAACTTTCTCTGCGGCCGGGGCTGAATTTACTGGTAGTATATCTGGAGCAACATTAACTGTCAGTGGTATAAAATCTGGCGCAATCACTATTGGATCTAAAATTTACGGTGGTAGAGTTTTACCAGGAACAACGATCAAGCAATTTGGACCATCCACGACTGGGGGAGTAGGCACTTATGTAGTGGGCGTGGATCAAACCGTAGCTTCTACATCAATCAGCGGAGTTTCCTTGGTTGCTTCTCAATATTCTGATTCAAACGGGTTTACATCAAACATTAAGAAGCTGCACGATTCGTATTATTATCAAAGATATTCTTATGTAGTTAAGACTGGCTTGAACGTCGATGCATGGAAAGATCCATTTAACCGTCTAGTTCATCCTGCAGGATTTATATTCTTTGGGCAGATCTTCCTGGTACTTGAGGCAATTCAGCAGCTATCCGAAAAGCTAAACAGTAGAATGCCACTTAATCAGCCTGGATTGATTTCTGCTGCCGATCTTGTCAATCTGATCGAACTTGCTTATGCCGATTATATCACTATCAATCCTGACGGAGATCCTGTTCTAAACTATCAGAATATGAGGGCATTGGCAGATTACGCCATCAAACTCATACTTCAGTTCGAGGGCCAGAATCCTGGACTGCAATTTGCTACCCATAGAACACTAGAATCCACAAAGTTTATCAATGAAAATCCGATAGATCGTTTCATTCAATACACTATCCAGGACTCTATAAATAACGTCATTCCTTACTACAATACCGGAGCGGTAATTCTACAACGTAATTTCTAAGTCACTATGTCAGCCATTATCACATCAGACTTTCGCAATTTAAACGCGAAGAACTTCAAGAATAACATCACGTCCGACTCCGAGAACGTATATCTTTTCATCGGAAAGTCTGATAAGTGGTCAACGTCGCTTACGGGCACAACAGATGTTGCACCAAATAGTGGTAATCCAGTCGACTCACTTCTTACTACTCAGGATGCTGATCGCAATATGATTGCTCTTAAGAGCATTACTGGAGTCGATGTCATCAATCTAATCCCTCGTTATAATTGGGTTTCTGGAGATACGTATTCTGCATGGGATGATAATAATCCGGACATTTTTGATCGCGGAAACGATGTACCATTTTATGTACTAACAGATTCGTTCACTGTATATAAGTGCCTCTATGCACCTCGTTCTTCTACAGGCACTCTTTTGCCTTCAACCGTAAAGCCAACACATAATCCTACTACACCAGGAGGAGTTCTTACTGGAGACCCCGTTGAATACTCAGATGGTTATATCTGGAAGTACATGTATAAGGTCAGTGCCACAGAAGCTGCAAAGTTTTTAACGAATAACTATATTCCTATTAAGACAGTTATCGGTGGAAGCACAATTGTCTTAACCGGCAGTGGTACAGTTCCATCCGTAGGTGATACGATTGTGGGCGCAACATCTGGAGCAACCGCCAAAGTATTTTCTGTTAACACGAATACGTTAGTGGTCTATAACGTCAGAGGCACATTTAACGCGGCAGAAGCAATCGTTGGCGCCGGCGGCAAAACAATCTCAAGTATTACTCTTAATAACGCTACAACTGTTGGTGAATTTGGAACTATTGATACAGATGATACTGCTCGGTTAGAATTCCAAAATGCTGCGACCTCAACTATCAAAGGTAAGATTTACAGCATTGCGATTGATCCCGATGATCCAACTGCCACGACACTTAACTTTGGCGGTAGCGGATACACTTCCGCTCCGACAGTAACTATTTTAGGAGATGGTTCTGGCGCCACAGCAACGGCCACTGTTTCTGGTGGTAAGGTAGTAAGATTTGTAATTACTAACCCCGGATCAAATTATAACGTTGCATTCGTTGAGCTTAGTGGAGGAGGCGGCGCGGGCTGCGTGGCGCGTGCTGTTCTTTCGCCAAAGAATGGCCATGGATCTGACCCCTCCGCTGAACTTGGCGGCTATTATGTCGGCGTTGCTGCTACACTCACCGGCCAAGAAGGCGCCGGTGATTTTGCTGTTGATACACAATTCCGTCAGGTTGGATTGATTAGAAAGCCAAAGGAACTTTCCGGTGGAAATTCAATTCCTGCTATAGCAAGTACTCTATCTGCAGTAACATACCTAACGCTTAACAGTGGTTCCACAGGAACATTTAGCGTTGGAGATTATATTACGAATGGCGCAAATCCACCGGCAAGGGCATTCATCGATTCTGTGCAATCTTTATCTGGCGGTGTGAAGAAGCTAGGAATTCATCAAAACGATAAAACCGGATACGTTGCGTTCGCCACTACCAATACAATCGAAGCATATACTGGTGCAGCGTCTACATCATCTGCAAGTGGGGTAATAAACACGATCACTCCTTCGGAGTATGTTCACTTTTCTGGAGATATCATATTCCTTGAAAATCGTACATCCCCAATTCAACGTACAGAATCTCAGATTGAAGACATTCGTATCATCGTTGAGTTCTAAGATATCTTATACTTTCTAACATGGCGATCACTTATTTTAACGAATCACCCTACTGGGACGACTTTAATAAAGATAAGAACTATCTGAGAGTTCTTTTCCGTCCTGGTTATTCAGTCCAGGCTCGTGAACTTACGCAGCTGCAAACCTCGATTCAGGCTCAGATCGAGCGTTTCGGTAATCACTTCTTTAAGGATGGAACGAAGGTCATGGGAGGTTTGGCCACGATTAACAATAAGATTGCTTATGTTAAGGTGGAATCTTCAGCCCAAACTACCACATATCCTGCTCAAGGAGGTAATACGTATACTGGAAATGAAAGCCTATACCTTGAAAAGGATGGAAACGGCAATTATGTTTTGATTGGTGCTACTTTATTTGGCGCAACAAATGGCTTGCACGCTAAGATTATCGATATTGTTCCACCAGAAGGTGCAGAACCGCTGACATTGTATGTCGAGTATCTTAATTCTGGTGGAACAAATGCCACGAATGCAGGATTAGTAAAAGCATTTGCGGCCGAAGAATATATTTTGCTTCAAAAATATGACTCTGATAGCGGTGCGGTAACAGGACGGGTTGCATTCCGCGCAAAGCCACTGGAAAACGGAAACATCAATCCTACCGGATTTGGCACTCGCGTCTCGGTTGAAGAAGGCGTTTACTATATCAACGGATGCTTCGTGCATACTCCAGCTGCATCTATCATTGCATCTCGTTACCGCCAGAACCCATGGTGCAGAGTAGTATACCGCGTAGAGGAAAGAAAGGTCACTCCAGTTGATGATACTACGTTAAATGATAATGCGCTAGGAACTCCAAATACCGGTGCCCCAGGAGCACACCGCTATCAGATTTTGATGAATCTGGATGTGGAAAATTGGAATCCTGCTCAGTACGATGATACTCTAGACAACTTCATTCTCGTATTAACAGTTGAGGATGGAAAAGTAAAGAAACAGAATCGCACGGAATACACTGAGATCATGAAGACCATGGCTCAGCGTACCTACGAGGAATCTGGCAATTATGTCGTAAATCCTTTTGGTATTGACATTCGTGAATACCTAAATACCTACACGAATGGTGGTTTATACACTGCGAATCAAATTCAGAATGCTGTTGCTGGCATTAATACGGCTAATCAAGCAGCAACTTATGCATCAAATAAGCTCGCTGCTGGCCTTGAACCTTCTGTCGCATACATCAATGGATTTCGAGTAGAATTGCAATCTACCGCATATGCGATTCTAAAGAAATCACGTAACTTTAAGAGTCTTACTAACGCAGTAATCGATGCTGGTTATGGTAATTACCTAACTGTTTATAACGTAACTGGTCTTCCAGATATTACCAATTTTAGTTATGTCAATCTGAAGAGTGCGATCACCGGTGGTGGTACTACTATTGGCACTGCGCGTGTCCGTTCGATGGAACGCATTTCTGGCAGCAATTTTAAGTTATACCTTTTTGATGTTACTCTGAATTCTGGTAATTCGATGGCACAGGTAAGAAGTGTCACGAGTGCTACTGTAACATTTACCGCAGACACGTATATTATTGACGGAACTGGATCGCAGGTTGCTGGTGCAGAAATTCAAGATGCATCATCTGTTTCGCTACTTTATAAGTTGCCGTATGACGTTATTAAGTCAACAGCAGATTTGACATATACTGTTCGGCAGTCATTCGCTGGTACTATTGTTGATGGCACCCCAAATGACACAATTGTTTTAAATCCTCAGGTTAATTATCAATATTTTATTTCAGAATCTGCTTCGGACTATATTGTGGCAAAAGTCGATGGAACTATTATTACGCCATCATCTGTTGATATCGAAAGCGTCAGCGGACAAAACTATAATAAAGTAACGCTTTATTTTGCTGCTGGCACAGTTGCATCAAATACATCTGTAACAGTAATTGCATCAACGCAACGCTCGCTTTCGCCTAAGACAAAGACTTTACAGGCACAGACATTGGCAATCGCAAGCCCAAATACTGTTGCTAGCGCTAGCACATATGACAGCTTAAATACTGTCGATGTTGTTCGTATCAAAGCAGTTCATATGTCTGCCGATTTTAGCACAGCTGCTACAGAATCAGATCCTGATATTTCTGATCGCTACGTTCTTGATACTGGCCAGCGCGATACTTACTATGATTACAGTACGCTGCAGCTTAAGGCTGGTGTAAATCCTCCAACCGGAAGACTGCTAGTCAAATTTGACAAGTATAACCATAGCGCAGATGGCGATTACTTTGCAGTTTCTTCATATACGAACTATGAAGATATTCCAACATTTACTTCATCGCGTGGCACAGTCGCATTAAGAGATTGCTTAGACTTCCGTCCTGCAGTGACGGCATTTTCATCTACGAAAATGTCTGCTCCTCGTCCAAATATTACTACCGACATGGAGTATTATCTGGGACGAGTTGACAAGATATGCCTCGATCAATACGGTAACGTCAAGATTAAGGAAGGCGTGCCGTCTCTAAATCCAGTTGCTCCTCCTGATATTCAGGATGCGCTGACGATGTATATCCTGACGATTGCGCCTTATACTTTTGGAACGCAAGATGTAAAGGCGAAGAGTCTGGATCATCGCCGCTATACGATGCGTGACATCGGTCGTATTGAAAAGCGTGTGCAGAAGCTTGAATATTATACTGCGCTTTCACTACTAGAAAAAGAAACAGCAAGCAAGCAAATCTTGGATGCTGATGGAGTAGATCGCTATAAGAACGGATTCGTCGTCGATAGCTTTACTTCGCATGGAATTGGCGCAGTGGCGCACCCAGATTATAGCGTAGCTGTCGATAAAGTCAATGGACTGATTCGGCCTTTATTCTACGAAGAAAATGTTAACCTTCGTCTGAATACTGCTCTTTCGCAGAATTATCGCCAGACAGGACCGCTTGTTACTCTAAACTATTATTCTGCTCCGGTTATCACTCAGCCATTTGCTTCATACGAGCAGGACGTAAATCCATTTGCAGTAAATACTTGGACCGGCAAAATTAAGTTGTATCCTGGTACAGACGAATGGAATGAAAACCATATCGCGCCAGATGTCAAGATCGATGCTGCCAATGGCGCATATGATTCACTTAAATTCTTCAGCACACCAGAACTTGCAACTGGCACGCTATGGAATTATTGGGAAACCAATTGGTACGGCACCGATCGCAATAACGGAACAGACACTGAAAATATGTCTCCCGGACCAGTCGGCCCTGGAGGAATCGATCCGACATACAGAAATACAACGGCGCAACTGACTTCTGGTACCAGCGTGGGTCTTGCTCCAGGAACAACCGAATCGTACAATGCGGATCGAGCAGTCGAGATCAACGTTGTTCCATACATTCGTTCGCGCAAGATTTACTTCAAGGCTACGAACCTGCGCCCAAATACTAAGTTTTATGCATTCTTTGATGGAGCAAATGTTGGTAAGTATGTTCGTCAGGAGCACGTATTTCCAGCATATTTGCTAGCATATACTGGTACAAGTGATGCGATTGACCCATCGTATATCAATCGTAACGATCCAACATTCTTCCAGGATTACATTAATTATACTCAGCACCCTATGGGATATACTGAGTTATTCTCGAATGAATACGGAGAAATCGCTGGTTCATTTGTTATTCCAAACAACAGCCAGATGAAGTTCCGTGCTGGTCGTCGAGTGTTTACTCTGGTAGATATTGGAAATGCTGATAAGCGCTTAGCATCATCTTATGCCGATGTTGCATATGATGCCCGCGGCCAATTCACGCCAACACTTCGACCAGTTGAGCCTGCATATGAAGATCCACCAGTTGATATTCGTCAGGATGAACAGCCAATCGTAGCGCCGCCTCCAGCACCGCCACAGCCTGTAGGAAAACTCGTAGAGATGGATACTGATGCAGAATCGGTAACACCAATTGTTCCACCACCAACACCGGTGGAAATCATCGATGTTATTCCGACAACGTTAGTAACTCCGCCAACTGTGCCAGCGAACGAAGTAATACTTTGCCCTCCATCAAAGTATAATATTGTAGTTCAAACCAATACGGAAACTACAATTACTCCGCCAGTTACACCACCATCCACACCAGAAGCTCCATGGCAGCCACCAGCGGTTACAGTCAGTGTTCCGCCAGAAGAAGCAAGGAAGGGTTGGTATCCAATTGAGGCATATCCTCCATATACTAATAGATCTCCATATCTAGTATGGGATTATCCTCCACAGCCTCGCCCAGTCGAAGAATTGCACGAAGAGGCAGGAAAACAAGGATGGTATCCATCAGAAGCTTATGGTCAAGCACCTGGTGGTCTAGTATATGGATATCCACCTTCGCCAAATCAATTCTTTACTGGCATCGATACAACGAACAATACTCCAACGAACGTCGATAATCCAAATCTAACTACTACAACAGACGTCACAGAAGAATGCGATACCGCTATTGAAATTGTCGGTGATGCAATTTCTGATCCGAATGCAGAAAATCCAATCATCGGATGTATTTCACCGGAAGAATTCATAATTCCAGAGATTAATCCTGAACAGATTAATTACGAATGCTGGCCAGGACCAACTATTGATGAAACTACTACAGATATTTTCTACGAAGAAACTGATGTTGAACAAGTAACTACAGAAACACCTGAGGCCGACTACTTCATGGAGTATGACGGAGAAACTATCTACAGCGATAATGACGCACAGGTTGAATTTACAGACTTCCAGGCCGAATATGATGAGGCAGTAGATATCGGTAATGAATAGTTAAACCTGAAAGAATTTACACATGGCTATACTACAACCTCTCGCTCAAACGTTCACCATCGATAGTCCCAGTGGCATTTTTGCTACTGGGCTTGACCTTTTCTTTTCAAGGGTCGATTATCGGTTTCCAGTAAATGTCGAGCTTCGCACAGTGAAAGATGGAATGCCGACTGATAAGGTAATCCCATTTTCGTTTGCGAGCCTGCGTGCAATTTCTCAGGATTTGACGATCCCATTTATTGGTATTTCTTCTGATGCTACTGTTCCTACGCGCTTTAACTTTGAAGCGCCAGTATTTCTTGCTGGAGGAACAGAATACTGCTTTGTAATACAATCTAATTCTGATCGATATCGAGTTTGGGCATCAGAAAAATTTGGATATGATATTACTGGTATTGGTTCAGTAGGAGCTGGTAGAAAAGTCATCGATAATCCATACGGCGGAGTAATGTTTCGTGCCACAAATGCTTCATCCTGGACAGCGGATCAGATGCGCGATATTAAGTTTACTTTGCATCGCGCAGTATTTGATACCGCGAATGCTGCTACTATTATTCTAAACGAAGACGATAATATTCAGAAGCGCCTAGATGCTGATCCAGTAGAAACATACAAGAATTCAAATATTGTTAGAATTCACCATATCAATCACGGATTTTTTCCAATGGTTGGTAGTACAGCAAAATCTGCTGTTAAATTAACTCTACTCACTGGTAATCCTACTCTTATCAATGGAATTCCGATTACCGAATTAAATGCTACACATAACGTAATCGATGTTGAGCCGGATTCATATACAATCAGAGTAACCACACTCGCAACTGCTTCTGGTTTAGGCGGCGGTGACGCTGCAGTTTCTACAGATTACGTTCCATTCGATGTTTTACGTCCATCTATCGATATGATGGGCATGCCGAATACTTCATCTGTCTGGAAGATGAAGAAGACATCAGGCCAATCATTGGGCGGAACCGAAATACCAAATCAGTTGGACACTGAATATACTCGAGTTGACATCAACAAGAACATCAGTGTAGATGCTCCTGCAGTTGTATTGCCATCAGTAGGCCGTACATTTATGAATGTGGCTAATTCAAAGTCATTATTCCTAAAAGGCTTGCTGACATCTAAAGCAAATAATCTCTCGCCAGTTATCGACCTCGAGCGTAGTTCTGCTGTTGCTGTTAATAACCGTATCAATAATCCTGCTGCTGCAATTACACAGTATACCAATGCTAGCACAACTACAGCAAATGGAGCAACGACGATTGTAA